TCCTCTTCCTCTTCCTCTCCCTCTGGAAGTGCCTTTCCTTCTTTCAGCCCTCTAGCTACACTGAGTAGCATTCCCTCTGCTAGTCCTCTAGCTACAGTCAGTGGATCTTCCTCTTCCTCTTCCTCTTCCTCTTCCTCTCCCTCTGGAAGTGCCTTTCCTTCTTTCAGCCCTCTAGCTACACTCAGTAACTTTCCATCTACTAGTGCCCTTCCTACACTGAGTAGCGTCCCCTCTGCTAGTCCTCTAGCTACATTCAGTGGATCTTCATCTTCCTCTCCCTCTTCCTCTGGAAGTGCCTTTCCTTCTTTCAGCCCTCTAGCTACACTCAGTAACTTTCCATCTACTAGTGCCCTTCCTACACCGAGTAACGTTCCCTCTGCTAGCCCTTTAGCTACACTGAGTAGCTTACCTTCTGCTAGCCCTCTAGCTACATCGAGTAGTTTACCTTCTTCTAGCCCAATGGTTTCGTGGAGTAGCGTTCCCTCTGCTAGTGTCATTCCTACATCGAGTAGTTTACCTTCTTCTAGCCCAATGGTTTCGTGGAGTAGCGTTCCCTCTGCTAGCCCTCTAGCTACAGCGAGTAGTTTACCTTCTGCTAGCTTATCATCAACTGCAACATCCACTAGCTCAGCAACCGCTACTAGTTCCACAACTACAACTAGCTCAGCAACTGTATCTAGTTCCGCAACTCCATCTAGCTCAGCAACTGTATCTAGTTCTGCAACTACAACTAGCTCAGCAACCGCTACTAGTTCCACAACTCCATCTAGCTCAGCAACTGTATCTAGTTCTGCAACTACAACTAGCTCAGCAACCGCTACTAGTTCCACAACTCCATCTACTTCTGCAACTGTATCTAGTTCTGCAACTACAACTAGCTCAGCAACCGCTACTAGTTCCACAACTCCATCTAGTTCTGCAACTGTATCTAGTTCTGCAACTACAACTAGCTCAGCAACCGCTACTAGTTCCACAACTCCATCTAGTTCTGCAACAGCAACGGCAACGGCAACAGCAACGACTCCTGCCCTCCTCGCCGCTTCAAAGACAAATTCAACTGAGGCTTCAGTAAACCTCACTGGAATTGCTATTGGATCCGCGCTAGGAGCCCTTGCGACTATTTATGGAACATTCCGTTTCATTCAGGTCTATAAGAAGCATCTGAAGAAGAAGGAAGCAATGAGGCCTAGGTCAAGGTCGCGGTCAGGGTCGGCGAGCCCCAAGGATATTGTTATTACTGAAATTTCAAATAATCCTTCTCTTATCCTTCGTATCCCACCAACTGGCGAAACTTCTCGCCCCCAAGTATAATGCTCTACCTTGCCGCTCTCCTTTTTATTGTTCTGTCCCCCGGTGTTCTCCTCACGCTGCCGGCGGGCAGCAAGGGCGTCTTCATGTCAGGCCAGACGAGCCTGCTCGCCGTCCTCGTCCACGCGGTCGTTTTCTACTTTGCCCTACCGGTTGTCCACCGCCTCGTTGCGGGCTATGAGGGCTTTAATGGATCTGCCACTGTATGCGGATCCGGCACGATGATGTGCTCAAAGCCTGGCTCTGCTAATAACGGAAAGTGTATTGCACCGCCGGCGACATGCTAAGCTTGCGACCTAAGCTTGCGACCTAAGCTTGCGACCTAAGCTTGCTCCTGCTCCTGCACCTGCACCTTAATCCCCGCCATCTCGTGAATAAATACGAGATACTCCTGCGGAAAATTCCAGAAACATCCTGGCTTCACATCATCTCCCCCAGGGACACGACGTGAGCTCGTATTTTTTCCATGTGAAAAGGCCACTATGATCTGCTGCGGCGGAAGCTCAAGCACTGCAGACTCCCGACCCCGAATGAAGGTCTCACCCTCACCCACCTGAACATCGCGAGAGAAACCGCGCGCCTGCCAGAAACTCTTGTAAAAAGTGAGAGTGGCCTCTGAGATACGCTCCGAGAGAGGAAGGTCGAACGGCGGCACATTTACCGCGCTGATCGCCTTTACAAGATCATAGCACGCAATTGTCGTGCAGGCTGTTACCTGTGGCTTCCACGGGTGTAGAGTGAGCCAGGCAACACGGCGTCTGAAGGACGTCTCAGGATAGTGGTCATCATCGTCCATCATCAGAACAATAGGGTTTGTGGCCTTGCTTACACCGATATTCCGCTTCTCAGAAATGGGAGTTCTGTTCTCAAGACGCACATACACCATTTTAAGAGGCGCAGCCGCCGCCGCGACCGCCATGATCTTCTCACCCCCCTGCTCCTCAGGATCATCGCTATCATCCACCAGGATCCACTCAATCTTGTCCTTCGGATAGTCAGACATCATGATATTGTGGCAAGCGAGATCAAAGAACCGCTTTCTGTTGTAAATAAGAGTGACGATGCTGATGGGAGGGCACTCCTCCACTTTTAACACAGGTGGGCGTAAGCCACCTGTCTTTATCTTCAGGGTTGCAGGCATTGTTCTGAAGAGATCAGCCCATCCCTTCTCAAACACCTTGTGCTTCTCCATGGCCGCATCCTTTCTCTTGGGGCGCAGGGTAGTCATGTCTGTATCTAAGAAATCGCGGATCGCCTGGTCTAGCGCAGCCTGTGTCTCCTCCGCAGAGATCGGCTTGGCAAACTGAGCATATGCATATTTCGTGTCTGACTCAGCAGCAGTCACGGGAAACCAGGCAACTCCTGCCTGATTCTTGTAACTGGCCAGAAATGCCTCAATGGTCGTGTGAATCGTGTAGGCACCGACTGCCTCAGCCTCTCCACCTGTGTAACTGTAGCCCTCAGAGGCCGAGCAGACAACGTGGCCAGGAAAGAAGGTGGCGAGGCGATAGCGCTGGGCCTCCGTGAGATCCTCGACCCGCACCTTAATATTCTCCTGCTCCTTCGGAGGAACAGAAAGATCAATGGCAGAGAAGATATTCAGCTGAGGATACGACTCGCGCCAGAAGGGCAGCAGCGTCTTCAAAAAGTCGTGGCGATTCTTACTTGCTCCTAAGAAACAGGCGAAACCCATCCGTGAGTCATTCTGCTCATTGGTCGCCACGCCCTCAACTGACCAGAAGCCGCCCGATGCCCACGGAATTGTCAGAGTCTGTCCATCGGTGACAAAGGGGCAGGATGCAACGAACCGCTTTCTGGCCTCATTGTTCTTGAAAATGACCCAGTCAAAATACTGGAGATAGGCATCATACGCAGTCGGCACATACCACTCAGGATTGACAACCAGCATGTTCGTCCGACCCCAGCTCTGCCACACGTGATGAGGCTGCTCGAGGTGGATAATACAGTCAGCCTTCTGCGGAGGCTCCAGGGGATCACAGTGCTGTAGAGTATATACGCCAAACTTGCGCAGGGCCGCCTCTATGAGCACGGCATCCTTCTTCAGACCATACGGATTACTCCGATTGTAGAGAAGAATTACACTGGTGCTTGCCATCTATTCACAACTATAGATAGGGTGTTTAGGCAGCAATGTCTCTTGTAAAAATATATGATCCTCTTGCCTGGATGGAATCTATGAAAGGGCCTGCTTGGGAAAACATACTTATAAAGGAAAATCTACACTTTGATACAGCAATTCAAGCACTTGGATCTATTGATCCTATTTTAAAGAAGTTTACTGTTAAAACAAAGATGCTGGAAAATGTCTTTGAGTGCAATAGCATTCGCTTAACACCCTATGGCCATGATTACAAATGGTCCTTTTCTGGTGAGAAAACGGTCAGAGAAGCAGCCACTGTCTATAGCGAAGGAATCAAGGCATGGGCAGTTGAAGGAGCGAAAACAGGGAAAGAAACCTATACCATCACCTGCTATTCAAAGGATCTCATCTTGTGGTCATCTGGAAAGCCAATCGGTCCTTTCTTAGTTGTTTCAAATAATCTCTGTTATGTTCTGGAAACTACCTCTGAGCTCCGCTATGGAAGACTTGTCTGTATAGATGCAGACACAGGCAAGGGGCGCAAAGTTATTTTCATAGAGCCTTCTAGGAGCAATAACTTGTCTCTTGTTCGCGGTGAAAATGGGTGTGTATTCTTAGTCTCAAATAATTCTGGAAAGCAGGCCCTGTATCACGTGGATGGAACAAAGGTAGAACGGCTTGGATCCGATGGTGTATCGTTCTTTCCTGTCGGCTACGTGTCAACAACGACAAGGGAGCCAAATTTCTTCATGCGTAAAGCTGATCTTAGAGCATATTGGACTCCTGTCGGCCGAGCTCTTCGCGCATATATGCTTCCCAAGGCTCTTTTACAGCACGGTATTGAATATTTCTCCTTCGGGGTTGGTGTTCTTATTGTATCGGCTGCTGGATATCGCACCTTTTATGGATGTCACCCGTCTACAGCGCCAACAAAGATACATGAGGTTCTTGCCTCCATTCAAGTAGAGCCCTGGCCTCAGGGAGATCATCTGACTGTTGCAGTCAAGGCACCTGGAGCTGAGCCGTCCGTGTATACAATAGAAAAGGGAGAGCTCAAAAAGAAAGAGGGGGCTGTCTATGCTCGCGCATCCCATCATGAAACGATGGCCGCAGATGGAATGCCTGTGCCTTATGTTATTGTAAAAGGAAAAGGGCGCACTAAAGGCCTGTTTGTGTATGTCTATGGCTCCTATGGCATCTCCACACCTCTCTCTACGGAAAGATGGAAGCCGTATCTGGATGACGGATGGGCCGTCGTCTTTGCACTCGTCCGAGGCAGTGGTGATTTTGGAGATGCGTGGGCGGAGGCGGCTCGGCGATCCAATAAGCATAAGACGGTGATTGATACGGAGGCTGTGATCTATGCAGCACAGGCATTTTCAGGGATAAGTTGGAGGCAAACGTGCCTCTACGGTCGCTCCGCTGGAGGGTATACGGTAGGCTCTCTTGTCTCCAAATATGGGCGAGGAGGGCTCATTGGCGCCGCATACATGGAAGTTCCCTACGTAGATGGTCTACGGACAATGACAAATCCCAAGCTCCCTTTGACTGTTCTTGAATATGATGAATTTGGGAATCCGGCGGATCGGATCGAGGATCTGGCCTCGGTCCTTCAAGTATCTCCGGTTGATTCTCTACCCGCTGAAGGCGCGCCAGCCGTTTTTGTTTTGAATCGGACTTCGCTCAATGATCGTGAGGTTCTTCCGTATGAAAGTGTAAAATGGATTACGCGCTTACGCGGATTTCCCGATCAGACCATGGGTGCAGAAGAAAAGTATCTGGCGATCACGTCTGGCCATGGCCATTTTGTGAAGGGATCTCTGGACGATCAGCAACGGGCTGAAGATTTTCTTCTTTTGAATGCCTGGCTTTTTAATTCTTTAGTCTAAATATAGAAAATGACTTGCAATTCTACCACTGGAATGAATGAGATGGGTAATCCGTGCACCGCGGGCGGCAAGCGCCGCTCTAGCCGCAAGGCGGGCCGCAAGAACACGCTGCGCAAGGCGACGGGCGGCAAGCGCCGCGCCGCGCGCAAGGTGACCCGCAAGGGCCGCAAGGGCACGCGCAAGAGTCGCTCCAGCCGCCGTTAAAGAGGCAACTTAATCAGCAAATCCATATCCACCACGCTCAACTGTAATGCCGAGCAGTTTGCGTAGATAGAGTTTGCGATGCTGGGAGTGCATTCCATTTTTCAAGACACCATCGCGGTGCTTCTTGGTTCCGTATCCTTTACAGGATAAGATATCATACTTTTCGGAAAGGCTGATATCTTCTGCACACAGAGTCTTTACAATGTCATCATGGTTCTCCTTAGCAAGAATGGAGGCGGCTGCGACCGCAATGTATTTGTTATCCGCCTCAGGCTCAATCACCATCTCGGCGCCCTCAACCTCAATGGAGAGAATTCCATCAATCACAATGCGCTCAGGCTTCTTATTCAGGGCACGAAGAGCACGATGAAACGCCAGCTTATTGGCCGCCGTTGCGCCCAGATCATCAATCTCTTTCGCTTCAACGCGACCGACCGCGTAGGAAACGGCAAAGGACTCAATGGCCTTGCGTAGAATGGCTCTCTTCTTTGGAGACACCTTCTTGCTATCCTTGATCTGTCCAGAAATCGTTCGCACTTCCTCTGACCACGTGTTTTCAGGTGGCCAGATAACGGCGGAAGCAATCAACGGTCCCCAGAGGCATCCTCTTCCGGCTTCGTCGATACCTGCCTCTAGTTTACTGTCAGATGTAGAATATCGTGACTTTAGCATGCTTTTATAGGCTAACTAGTAGGTTTCAAATTTCAGCCATTATTTTTTACAATCTAAACTTTAATATTTCTCTTTTTCTTAGATTTATAGAGTCCATGTATTTTATATTTACGCTTTGTTTTATTTTGTATAGGTATAGTTGTTCTCTTAAAATAGCCAGCACCCTTAATATTATTTTTAGAATTATATCTATCAATCAATGTTAGGTGTCTTATAAAATTAGAAGGATTCAGAGTTAAATATTGTTTTTCATTTTTACAAATATCTGGCAATATAATACATATTGATTCTATATCGGGTTTTTTACTATCATTAATATATAAAAATGATAATTTTGATATACTATCTACATTATTAAGTAATAACTCAATTGTCTCTAATGATAATTCAATTATTTTTGGCCTACAATCTCCTTCGCCAAAACTTATAAATACACTATTATTATTTGTAAGGGTTAGCCCAACAGGAAATACTAATAGATAAGGATTATTATTTGTATTATTTAAAAAATATTTACTAGCATTATTTTCTTCTTGTTGTGCTGCTCTAAAATTAATATAGCTATTAAATATACCATTACCTACTGGTATAAACATATCTGATATTTTTGTTATAATACCATAACGATTAACCTCAAATATAAACATAGTGTATATATAATTATTTTGAACTCGAGTAGTTTCATCTATTTGACTAATAAGTCTTGATATAAAATTATCTTCATTTATTAATATGGAGGTATTAAGTGCAAACTGATAATCAATCTTGCAATGTCCAACAGATATAAAACGATCAGTTGCTATTTTAATAAAATTAGTTGATAATGAGAAATTAAGAACATTTTCATATTTTTTATACTTATAGTAGAATGTATTCTTATCTATATATGAATTAATATATTCTTTCATTTTACGCAAAATGGGTATATCTCCATAATAAATAGTATTCTCATTTGCAGTTTGTAATTTATCGTTTATTACTTCAACATCATAATCTTTATCTAGTAAAGATGGTGTACTTAATATTATATTTATTCCATTTATTCCATAAAAATAAGAACCATTTGGATATATCATATCTTTATGGGTAGGTATCCAGTTTCTTTCGATAAATGTATTCATATATATATTACACAATTCGTGTTTTTTCTCTAATTGTGTATTTATATCATTTATAAGAAGAGGAATATTAATATTATTAGTATTATACTCATGATATATTATTCCAATAAATGTCTTTACTTTAAAATTTTCTGTCGCAGGCACCTTACTTCTTAAACTAAAAGCATTTTTAAGATCTTCAAATGTTGATGAATAATATACATCAATATGTTTATTTATGTTTGCTATTCGAGGCCATCTTTTACCAACTAAATTAAGTTGATCTCTACTTAGATTATCGTAGTTATTTTTTGTATAATAAAATGTTACTCTACTTTTTGTTTCTGATATTGATTCATTTATTACCCTAACATCATGATAGCCATAAGTTTTAAATAATATATCTGTTTCTAATACCTCAAAGGTACTATTAATATAATTAAGAATAGCAATACCTGTTCCCAAAAATCTCTTATTATCTATATTTTTAGCAACCTCGCTATATTCTGTTTTTATTATATTAGTAAGTTTTGTAGGTAAAAAATTAAGTTTGCCATTTTCATATTTTTCTTTTTCCCAAAAATACATAGGGTGAAGAAGTGAATCTGCATCAGTAATAAAAGAGTTTATACCATGATAGTTAATACGATATGTCATCAAATATATATTATTTGATATATGACAAATACAATTATTAAATAGTGAAGAATATTTTATTATACTATTTGTAGTTTTTTCTTTGAGTTTACTATCAAGATTAAATACTTCGCAGTATATGTTTTTCATCTAGTAATATTATATATTTAATACCGGGAAACGCAAACTACTTTATACTAACGTCGTGACTTTAATTTAACGAAGCTTTAGCTTCGTTAGTATTATGCTCTGAAAAATGGATGGATCGCACGACTTTCTTCTTTTCTGGATCTCCTCTTCCGGCTTCATCGACACCTGCCTCTAGTTTACTATCAGACTTGGAATACCGTGAGCTTAGCATGCTTTTATATATATTAATGGCTGTTTCAAATTTCAGCTGTTATTATTAGAGGGATGACTACACTGATCATCGCGTTTCTTTTATTAATACTTGCTCTAACTCTGAACTTCTATGCTCTATCAACAAATGAGGGATTCACATCCAGTATTCTTGGACTCATGGACTCTTCAGGAAATGTAAATGTGCAAGGTGTATTTGTTCCGATGGATGCCTCTGGAAATCGTATGCCGACAGATTCACAGGGAAATGTGATTCACAAAGATGGTTCTGGAAACACCTATGTAATTGATTCTTCTGGAAATGTGATCTATACAAATTCGGTAGGTGTGCCTCTTAATAATATGTCAACTACACTTGGTGATTTGATCACAATGATCTTTCCGTATATTCGCATGAATCCGAATGGCACTACGAATACGAGACAGGTGATTGCAGTTGCTAATACAAATGATATTCTTGCCCCCTACATGTTAAAGCAGGATGCTCTCATGAATAGGGCCTTGACACCGATTGCTGGAGAGGTTCTTTCCAATGGATCGCCGATGTTACAGCAAGGAATAGAGTATCGGCGGTAATGTCGTGCCTCAAAGTTAAGGAAGCTTCAGCTTTCTTAACTTGAGCTGCATGACTAATAGGTCAATCAAAGAGTATTGAACCTAAGTAGAGATGAAGAGACTCCTCTTTTTGAGTTTATTTATAATCATAGTTGTAAGCATTCTCTATGTATCATCAACTATGGCAGACGGATTTACAGATTTAATTATACCACAGGGACTGCCTCCTAGAGAGACGATCACAACGGGTGATTACAAGGCATATATGCCATCTTCCACCACGTTGTTATCTCCTCCTCCCGGTGGTGTCGCTTCTGTGAACACACTTCCTTACAAAGACCCTGAACTTGAGAAGGCACCCTATGCCAGACTAAAGAATGTTCTTGAAACTGCGAATGGATTTGTTCAAAATGAGGCGATTCACATGGAAGAGATGAGTGATCCTTCTATTCAGCTTCCCCTAACAACTCTGAAAGCCGATATCCGCCGCCTGAAAGATGAAGTTCTTGTTTTGGAGCGCAATCCTGGTATTGAGTCTACTCTTACACAGGGCGCTGTGGATGGAATGGAGGCGAATTTGGCTTATCTGCAGAAGAAGTGGAGGGCGTCTGCAAACACAGCAGTTGAGGGCTTTGAATCTGGCTCTTCCTCTGCACAGAACCGCTGCACTGCAGCCGAGCTCAATGACCTTCTTGTTAAGATTGGTGTTGAAATCACCAGACTCTCAGCTAGCGCGACTACGGATCCTGTGACAACGCAGAGAATTGCGACACTCACAAATATCAAGTCGGCGGTTCAGGACATTGTGACAAAGGTGAGCTCGGGCCAAATGGCTGCCAAGGATATCCCCATCCTTGAGTCTGACTATCTGGCTTTTCTCCCTGTGCTCGGAACAGACACCGCGCTTCCCTCCTTACTGAAGGCAAATAATCTGCCCCCTTCCCTCTCCAGTCTGTTTACCAGCTACCAAGCGGGCGATATCTCAGGAGCAGGCATAACCCAGTATCTCTTCCAGAATTATGCGGATACATTCTTCAAGGGTCTCTCTTGGGATCTCCAGATGAACTACACAGCGGAGAGGACACAGGCGGTGGCAGAGGCAAAGAAGGGATATGCGGAGGCGGTGGTGAAGGCTCTGGCTCCTTATAGAGGTGAATTTGCTTCTGCTACAATGCCCGATGATACGATGACAGGTATAGTGACAAGCACAAATACAAATGCGAATACAAATACAAATACAAACACAAATACAAATACAAGCACAAATACAAATACAGGAACAAGAAGCACAGGAACACAAATGCAAGACGGTGCCCCAGCTGCCAGACTTGACTGGAAGGACCGCTCATCCCAGATCTGCACTGCTATCCAAAATCGTGGATTAGAGCCCGGTGACTTTGGCTGTCTAACAGATACATCCGCTGTTGGAAAGGGGTTTTCTTGGCGTGGATATGCGAAGATGGTGTGCACTCGTCTCGGCACTGTCTATGATACAAGCACACCTGAGGCATGCGGTTGCCCCCCTCTAACATGGAGTGGATGGCGCTTATAAAATGCTATACCGGTGAGACTTAAAAATAAGGAAGCTCGAAGAGCTTCCTTATTTTTAAGATCCATCACCAAATTAGTCGTTGGACATTTATTTTAAGAAAGCCAAAGCTTCCTTAAAATAAAGTCACGACGTTATAGAGATGCGCCTAACGCCTATTCAAATGGCAGCTATATTTTTAGTTGGCATACTTGTCGGCTATAGCTTAACACTTCTTACGGCCAAACCAGAGGGATTCCAAGATCAGGTGCCTGCCACCCCGCAGTGCACCCAGTGCGGATCCACTGCCCCTTGCTCAGATCACCCGCAGGATAGAGGCCAGTGCCCTCTCTGCCCGCCTTATCCTGATATGAGCAAGTATGTTCTGAAATCAAGCATTCCTCCGTGCCCCGCACTCCCCGACATGAGCCAGTATATGCTGAAGACGGAGTGCCCGCCTGTGCCTGATCTGAGCCAATATGTGCTCAAGTCAAGCATTCCTAAGTCACAGCCGATCATCGTGGACAGCAGCGCATGTAAAGGACAGTGTGGTGAGTGCCCCGCCTGCCCGCGCCCTCGCTGCCCTGATGTGAAGTGCCCTGCACCCACCGTGTGCCCCAAGTGCCCGCCGTGCGAGCGCACACCGTGCCCTGCGCAGACGATAAAGTGCAAGGCTGAGGAGACAGATGCTGGGAATATGTCTTCAGTGCGTCCTTATCTTGCCCCCCTAAATGGCGGCATGTTTGGAGGGTATTAACCTCGTGACTAACTAGTCATCATATAAAACAACATTGTAAAAAGGTGTTGGCCTCAAGAGTGTATGTTGTAGCATAAAGTCCTGATACACGAGACCTGTATCGCGACGTTCTGATATCATCACTGGATTAGCCTGTATTACGCTTTCCACATCCATACCTCTCTTGTATTTGAACGTAGGATGTCCTTTATCAGGAAGAAAGGTGCCATTCCAACAATAATAGTCTACAGAGTCTGTTATCATCCAATCACGCATTTGAAGATCATTCATTTGCATGACTGTTGTAACCTTCAGAAGTTCAAGTAGTTTTACAGCACCCTTATAAGTCACAATATAGGCGTGGAGACAAAAAGAAGGGGACTTTACTATCTTGGTCTGTCTCTTCACTCGCGCATCATCTGGATTCATCTGATTTCCCAGTAATACTACATCAAACTCAGCAGGTGTTTCTGCCCACCAGAGAGGGGCCAGGTCCCGAAATTCTGGATGAGGAAGCGCATCATCTTCAAAAATCAGTAGATAAGGAAGTTTCTCATCTACGATCTTTTGCCATGTAAGAATGTGGCTCAACGTGCAACCGACTTTACCCTTCTGATCTGCAATCTCTAAAGAAAGTCGGTCTTCGAGCTCGTATTTCTTTAAAAGAGAGGTCATGTCATCGTTAAAACCATCCACACCCTTGAACATTGTCAGACCCTGGAATCCTGCCGCTTCCAGCCTCACCTTTGTTATCTCATAACGGTTCTGAAGTCGTGGAAGGCTAACAATCACTCCACCACGGCTCTGTAGTTCCTCAAATGAGAGCATTCTTATTTGATTTAGATATCTTTTCTTAAATAAGAGAGATGGATACCCGTTTTTGGGGCCCTTCAGGCTGGAGCCTTCTCCATTTAATCACATATGCCCCAGATCAAAATCAGAAAGCAGTCTGCAAATTCTTTCACACACTTGCTTATATCCTTCCTTGCAAATACTGTAGATATTCATTTTCTCAATATATGATTGAAGATCCCATTGACAACTCATGTGATACTCCTGAACATTTACAAAAATGGCTCTGGAAGGTTCACAACAAAGTAAACAAGAAGGTTGAAAAGAAAACGCCAGACCCTCCCTTTTCAGATGTGACCAAAATCTACAAGGAGAAGTTAGCCCAGGGATGCTCGCGAACCCATTTTGAGGGATGGGATTTCCTCTTTTCAGTGGCAGAGACCCATCCACTCTCTAGGGCTGGGCGCGGATCGGTTCCCATTAATGATGCTCCTCCGATTGAAGAGTTGACGACTCCTCTTTTGCGAAATAAGTGGAATATGATGGAGCCTGAAGAAAGGATGAAATACTACAATGAATTCTGGGAGTGTCTTCCTAAAGTTCTTCCCTTTACCGAATGGAGAGGTCTCTGGAAACCAGATATAGACACGAGCTCCCGAAAGGAGACGATAGCATCCCTCTGGAAAATTCGCTCTACAATGGAAAAGGAGCTTGAACTTCTTAATAAGACAAACTACAATTCTCTTTGCGAAGTTCTGCGAACGTATAGGAGCGGATGTGGCGCATCAAGTCGCTCAAAGACGTGTAGAAAAAAGAGACGGTAAGTAGGATGGTTAAAGCAGCACACACAAGACTCTTTCTTGATTTAGATGGAGTCTTTTTTGATTTTGAAAAGAGTGCTATTGCTATTTTAGGAGAATCAACAAAACAGGCAGAATTGAAGAAAAGAGAGATTTGGCATGAACTAATGGATCATAAACCAAGTTTCTTTGCAAATCTAGAGTTAATGCCTGGGGCCGATGCGCTTTGGCTTGAGATTCGTGAGTTCCTTGAGAGATCGGGTCAGAATACTCCTATCTTTTTAACAGGATGCCCCAGATATAAGAGGGAAGAGGCCGAAATGGGAAAAGAGGCCTGTGTTAAGAAGTATTTTATTAAGGGTGAGGTTCATAAGATTTCTGTAAAAGAGGATGCTACTATTGATGATGCTATGGTGTATCAAGAGAGACTAAATGAACTCTTAAAAACTGTAGGACCTAATGATGCCATTCTGATTCTGTGTAGGCCTGATCAGAAGAATTTTTTCAGCCTCACTCTTCCTATTCCCATTTTATTGGATGATCGTGATAAGGCCGGTCCTCTCTGGACACAGCATCCTGCGAGCCTTTTTATTCACCATACATCAGAGCCGGCTGCAAATAACAATAATTCGGTGCGTGCATCTCTTTCCGAAAAAGCGGTTGATAGAAGCATTGAAAGGTTAAGAGAGATGAAAGGTGGAAATAGGCGCATCACGCATAGAAAAAGGAGGACGTAATATAGTTAATGGTCTTTGACGTTTTTCAAGATGGACTAAAAAGGGGCGCTGAGAGACTGCCTTTCGCGCCCCACAAGCGCTACTTCTATGTTGAACATCCCGAGGAGGGCTGGCGTGTCTATCTGCGCGCCTGCACGTTCATCCATGAACAGGGCGCACCCTTTGATCCTCGTCGTTTTATTGTTGTAAAGACAACGGGCGGTGATCCGACGAAAAAAGAGTGGGAGCCTCCCAAGGGACAGATGGAGGGAAAGGATACGGATCCCAAGAAGAGTATTTATGATAATCTTGTTGAAAATGTTCATCGCGAAGTAGAAGAGGAGTCTAAGATCACTAAGCTTGTGAAGCTGAAGCACACGGGTCTTGTCTTTCAGAAAAGAGAGAATGATTATCCTCCCAATACATACTTCCAGTATCACATCTTTCAGGCCTTCACGCCGGTTTCTCAATTAAAAAAGGCTGCGGCTGAGTTCGAGTGGATTCAGGGGCACATGGAGGAGTTCATGAAGATTAAGAAGGATAAGAGAGAAAAAGATGCCATCGCCTGGTATTCTAGTCATACGAAGCTTATGGGGCGCTGGTCACCGAAGATTGTTCCTATGTATTTGAGATTGTTTTCTTAACATTGCGACCTTTGGTCCAAGTTATTTAATCGGCCTCCTGGATCTCATCCTCTACATCAACAGCGTTCCAAGCATTGTAACTCGTAACAATGTTCGGATTCTCCTTATCGAACGACCAGCTACGCAGGGTCACATTCAGCATTGACTGAATGTTACGCCGCAGAGAGTCGCTCCCCAGCTCACTCGTCTTAAGAAGAAGGCAAGGAAAGAAGGGAAAGCTGAGCTGAACAAAGACAAATGGATCCTGGTCGCTGTAGAGAGTATCGAAGAGAGACCCGAAATACTGGAACAGGTTATTCTCAGAGATGGTCGTCGTGCTCTCTAGGTTATTCACCGGATCCTTGTAGGTAAGATCGTAGTAACCGAGAGCAAAGGTCTTCTTCACCGTAAGAGTATCATCCTGCAGCTTGCTGTCCTTGTTGCGGATGAGGCGGATCTGGAAGGTGGTAGAGACAGTCATTTTTACTGGCTGCTTCCCTGCCGAGCCGCGGCGTCAAATTTTAACCGGTGTTCAAATCGCCTCGATTTTCGCCGCAATAATAGGCGTAGAAAGATAGCGATTTAGATTTGCCTTCTGCTCAGCCTTATAGTCAAACTCACATGCATGTTCTTGTTCATACCTGTGAGTTGGGCAAAAGTATTTCTTACACTTGCACTGAATGCTTGTAAGTGTCAGCTTCTTCTTACAGCCTTCCTTCTGACACTTAGATGGGGGCTCCATGCCTAGTCCAGTAGCTTAGTGTCATCAAATTTGTTTGCGGCTTTAGCCTGCGGCTTTAGCCTGCGGCTTTAGCCTGCGGCTTTAGCCTGCGGCTTTAGCCTGCGGCTTTAGCCTGCGGC